ATAACTGTTATCTTTTATCACTTGTCTAGTATTGTCAGTACTACAATCAGCAATGATAATTCTAGTGTTACCTATGTTTTGTGAGCGTAGTGAATTGAACAAATGATGAATATAATTTTCTTCATTCTTACAAGGGACTACGATAGTTATTTTATCACTTATTGTTTTTTGCATTCTGCTATAACCTTAAAATTGTCAAACTTCAGTTTGTATTTAATTGTACTTAAAGCCTGTTGGCAAGAGTGCTGGTCTTGGAATGTCAGTTCTATCCGTCCCGGCACGTCTTTTGAGTCGTGCATATGAACTGCTAGTATTATCAGTATCCACATCGTCCTTCTCCTTAGTCCAAGTAACTATTTCCCAACGACCGTCGTGATGTTCTACAAGTGCTGTACAACTTTCAACCCAGTCACCGTCATTCATGTATGTGACACCATCTATAATTTTTATTTCTGCGTGGTGTATATGTCCACAAATAACTCCATCAAAACCTCGCTTCTTACAATATGCCGCTAGATTTTTTTCAAACTGAAACATAAAATCTATGGCTTTTTTTACTTTGTGTTTAAGGTATTTGCTAAGACTAAAGTACCCAAAACCAAAACGATGACGTATCCAATTGAATTTGCTATTAAGCGATAAAATGAAATCATATGCTTTGTCTCCTAAAAAACTTATCCACGGCGCTAATCTTGTTATACCATCAAACAAGTCACCGTGTGTTACTAAATAGTGCTTACCATCAGCACCTATATGTTCTATTTGATTGTGAATTTCTACTAAGCCAAAACTGAATCCATATGGAATCATAGGTCTTAAAAATTCATCATGATTGCCTGCTACATATATTACTTTAGTTCCTCGTTTAGCATGACCCAAAACTCTACGAACAACATTGGTGTGACTTTGTTTCCACCGCCATTTGTTTTGTTGTATTCTCCAAGCATCAATAATATCACCTACAAGATACAATGTATCACATGTATTATGTTTTAAAAAATTATTTAATTTATCTGCTTTACTATCTCTAGTACCAAGATGCACATCACTGATAAAGATAGAACGATATGTTTTCATCTTGTATTTATTTGGAATATTGTGACAAATATGTGACAATATAACCATTAAAAAGAGCCCTTTTGAGGCCCTTAGTACTGGTTACGCAAATCCAGCGACACGCTATTTTGTGTCCGATTTAAAAAGGGTTGATAGCCAGCCTTTAACGCTGGTTATTATTTTCCCAATAGACTGTCTACCTTTGCTTCAGCAACATTTAAACGAGCTTCAATAGCGTCCAATGCTGGATCTGCAGGAGTAGCAACTGCTTCAATAATTTGTTGTGTTACTTCTGGAGTAACTGCTTCAACACCTGTAGCCGCAATTATAATTTCTTCAACTGCATCAGCAACTTGTTGAGCTACTTCTGGAGTTGGGGCTGGCATATCAGCAACTGCTTGCATGATAGCTTCTGTGATTGCGACTGGATCAATAACAACTTTCGGCTCTGCTGTAACAACTGCCATAACAGCGGCTGAAACAATATCAGCAACTTCAGTATGAACAATTGGATCAGCTTCAGTTTGTGCTGTAACAACATCAGTAACGATGATAGCGGCTTCTTCATGGAATACGCTTGATGACAATGCAACTACTTCTGCTACGTCAACTGGTGCGTCATTTGCTACTGCGGCAACAATAGCGTCAATGTGAGCTTCTGTTTTCTCAGCGATTAATTGGTCAACCTGAACTTCAACTACAGAAAGTCTTGCGTCTAGTTCTTCAATGCTTGTGGCACTGTCTGTATTAACTGTTGTACCAGTTAGGTTTGCTAATTTGGCTTCTACAGCTACTAATCTTGCGGCTAAATATTCTAATCTCATGGGTTTCTCCTTGTGTGGTTAATTTTGTGCCACTATGACACACAAGTATTTACTTCAGGAATTGTGACAGTACGATGACAAAGCTATGACAATATGCCCACTAAAAAGCCCCTTTCGGGGCTACTCATTTAAGAGATTTTTAGTGTAACGTTCCCATTACTATCTGGGACAACTTGCGATGCAACCTGTTGTGCTGCCGCAGCCTTTGCTTGTTCTTCTGCAACAAACATAGGTCCAATTGTACTCATCAAATGTTGTTGATTTTCCATACAGAATACATAACTACCTGAGTGACGTAATAGAATACGCTTGTCAACCCAAATCTTACCACCTAGGTCACGCCAGTTTTCACAGAATGTCCAGTCTTCACTGTAGTAACGATTCTGACGAACTGCTGTGTCAAAATATGTTTTCAAGTGTTGGTCATACTTTGGATCTAATCCAATGTCGTTCTTATATTGCTTAACAGCTGGGTGAGCTTTCAGTTTGTCAAATACGTGCTTCTTCATTAATAAGAAACCAGTACCTGCTTTACTTACTTCTTGGAAGCCATCTGGTCCTTCTTCAGCACCTTCAAATCCGTTAACTACCCACTTGATTGGCATTGTCTTCATTGGATATAATCCTGCACAAACATCTACGTCACGGTTCAATAGAACTAATAGATGCCATGGCTCCCAACCAATGTCAGCGTCAACAAAGAATAGGTGTGTTGCGTCTGGCATGTCTAAGAACTTAGCAGTTAGTGTATTTCGTGCTCGGCTAATAAGTGATTCATTAACCATTGTTTCTAATGTCCAATCGATACCAAGTTGACGGGCTGTGTTTGCCCACTTGATAAAAGACATGAATGTTGATTCTGTCAACATACCACCATAACATGGCATTGCAATGTGTACCTTTGTTGTACGTAGAAAGTCTACGTTAACTTGTACTTGTCCTGGAGCCGGGGCTTCAGTTGGGGTAGCAGCCGCAGATGCTTGAGCGGCTTGGTCAGCAATTTCTTGTACTTTTTCTACTGGAACTGTTTTTGGTTCCGTAGATTGTTTTACAGTTTTTACAGCTTTTGCTGGTGCTTTTGGAGTTGTTTTCTTTGTTGCCATTTGGTCCTCTTAAATGATGTAAATATTTACACTAGTTAAGAGGGGTCGAAATATTTTTATTCTTCGTTTAGGTAATCCTCATTTAAACCTAATTCACTATGGGGGAAAGCAATATAGCTATCACCGTTCTCATCACCTATTCGTATAACAAATACACCGGCATCGTCATCATCGGATTCATCTTGACCAATCTCCCAACCCATTGCTTGTAATGTTTGTTGGGCTTTCTTCATTTGTTGTATTGAACCATTCCACCATTGTGCGGCTAATTGACGCAATATTTCTTCCTCGTCCGGTTCTCTATCATCACTACCAGGTGTAGCAAACTCAGTCATAGCAGTTATACGCATTGGACCTCTACGTTTGAACTTGTTGTTCTCTTGTTCATAGGTAGTAGGATAAGGTATACCCAAATTTTCAGTTACTTTGTCAGATGATTTGAATGAGAAATCAGTAGGTTTAAACTGTGGATATTTCTGAATAACTTTCTTTACATAGCTATCTAATATTTCATAAGGTATATCAGTTGCAACTAACTTGGAACCTTTACCTAATCTTAAATAGATACTAACTTTCTTAGGATGCATAATACGTTGTACAAAAGGACCTTCAGTCATATTATGATTGATGCTTTCTCCTCCTCCACCGTCGCCTCCACCCTCACCTGATTCACTACCACCACCGTAGTAACTATATCCCGGAAAGAAGTATCTTCCAAGACTACGATTTTTACTTTTCTTTTTTCTTTTTTTCTTTGCTTCTGCCAAACCTTGCTTTACTGTTTTATAAGCACTTTGTAGCACAAACATATATTCTTTATCTGTTATGTCCGATAATATACCTTCAACTGTTGTATTGAAAAATTCATCACCTGCTATCATATTCATACCATGAATCATACCTAATTCATCAACATTTTTTTGCTTTGCTACTTGTATAGCAATTTCTAATAATTTTCTTATTCTACGACTTCTACTATCTCCGCCGCCATCGTCACTACTGGGTGGGACAAATTCGTTTAATGATCCTTCTGCTAATTCGTTACCCATGCCCATATCTAACATCTTAACAACATTAGCGGCAAGCTTAGGATTCTTTTGTGTTACAGGATATAAACTCATAACCATTGCGGTCTTGCGTTTATCATTCAATGTGGGCCATGCCGCACGAATTTCACTTGCACTTGTAATGCCAGGACCAAACTCTACTGTTGGTAAGTAAGCAATATATGCGTGTTTATTAAATGGCTGTAAGTTCTTACCAGTCCAAGGTTGAAAGTAAGCTGGACTACCATCTTTCTTTGTACCACCTGGCTTGGGTTGTTCGTTCTTATCTTTTTCACTACGAACAAAGATTAATACATCTTCATCTGGGTTATAATGTTGTGTGATTTCTTCTGCCTTGAATGGACTCTTAACTTGCACAAAGTGCTTATCAGCTACACCGGCTAATTTTGCTAACTTCTCTTTAATAGCAAAAGGGAATGGTCTTGTTTTTGTGTCATTAGTAGCGGCTACATACACATCAGCATTATTAAATGCTTTTACTGCACTCTTATATAATGCGGCGTGTCCTGCGTGAAACGGATGAAAGCCTCCCGGCATAATGACAATAGTTCTCATTTAATAACTTAACTTTACAAAATTAACAACACCCTGAGAGAAATCCTCAACCTTTGCTCTCATATACACATAGCTACCTTCAATGTTGGTGTACATACTTGAATTTGCATTAGCGTTACTGTCAGCTACTAACTCATACACTTTAAACCAATCATTTTCAAGCGGACTGGTTGCTAACGTAGCTTGAATAATTATATTACCATTTACGTCTGATAAGTTAATATTAACCGTTTGTAGTGCTCTGGGAGTTATAACATATGATGCAGCCGGTTGGCTATTACCGGTAACCGTATAGGAATTACCATTCGCAACCTGTGAACTCCAAGTAGTTTGTGGTAATAATATGAGTGTGGTTGTTTGGCTCATTATGCTTTTACAACCTCAACAACTACACTATCACCAATTAATTCTTGGGCAACTTGTTCTAAAGCCGCTTGGATATCAGGACTAGTGATACTAGTTCCTTCATCATTGTCTTTTACTATCTTACTAAACGTGATTACAATTGATTCTGTTACAATCTTTGCCATGGTAAATACTCCATTTTATTAGAGTATTTATCATTTTAAACAGGATCAGGTCGTTTTTCTAATTTGTAACGTTTTCCAAGCATATCTCCATAAATTAATGCCAGATAACTCAATACGCTCTCGTCATCATAATCAATAAAATGACTAGCATTACTATATCGATATCTCCAACTATGCTGATTGTTGTGAATCGAGCCTTTAGCCCAATGTTTTAGTGCAGGACTAGGGTATATTGACTTGTTTTTCTTAAACATATCGTTCAGGTCTACTGCAAAAGTTCCCTCAACTCGTCTAGATTTTAGATAAACTCTAAATTTATGATTAGGCTTACGCACAAAATGCTTAATTCCTATAAAATCAGATTTTTGAACCTGTGTATAATCTATCTCAATATCTGGAATGTGATTTATAATGTCTCTTAATTCTTGCAAGTCATTACTAAACACCGCTACAGTATTATGTTCGATTCTAATACTAGATGTTTTATTCTTTTTAATAAGATTTCGCCAATGTATGAACTTTTCTAATTTAGAAAGATTGGCCCTCACGTCATCTCGTTCATATGCAATACGATGATAACTTAAGCCTACTGCAGGAGCATCCAATCTATCAACTAGTTCTTGGATATTGTGTTTGATATACCATGTATAACGAACACCTACAAGTTGAAATCTTGCTCGGTATTCGTATTTGTTATAGTAATCACTATCCCGATATTCATAAAAATCAACACCGGGTACGTCTTTAACTAATTTCAATAATCCCATCTTCGCCCACTCTTGCTATTGATTTTTGTGTCACGCTATATTCAATAACGTCATCAGTCATAACCGCTGTGATAACACTATTTTTAATGCGTTCAAATAAAATCTTCTTACTTAACGGTACACGAATCAACTCATCAATCTTACGTGCTAACGGTCTTGCGCCCATCTTCTTATCATAACCCTGTTCAGCCAAATACTCAACTACAGGTTCTGATAAGTTCAATGTAATATTGTGCTTGTCTAACAATGAATCTTTTAATTGTTCTGCAAACTTAACAACAATCTTCTTAATCGCAAGCATATCCAATTTGTTAAACTTACATACCAAATCTAAACGATTTCTGAATTCTGGTTTAAAGAATTCTTTTAGTGCTTTGTCATCCTCACCCGATTTTTCTTGATTACCAAAACCAATGTTATTACGTTCACTATCACTACTACCCAAGTTACTAGTCATAATAATGATAGTATTCTTACAGTTAACTTCTTTACCGTTACTACCAGTTACACGCCCTTCATCTAGCATCTGCAAGAAGATGTTAAAGATATCCGGGTGTGCTTTTTCAACTTCGTCAAACAACAAGATACTATGTGGGTTCTTACTTAGGTCGTTGATTAATCTACCACCACTTACTTGACTGTCACCAAAGCCAACATAACCAGGAGGAGGTCCAATCAAACTAGATACTGAATGTCTTTCACCGTATTCACTCATGTCATATTTGAGCAATGGCATCTCTAAGTTTTTACTTAACAACTTAGCTAATTCTGTTTTACCTGTACCAGTTGGGCCTAAGAACAAGAAACTTGCTGTAGGTTTAGTCTCACTACCAATACCTGCAAAACTAACATATACTCGTTCAAGTACCTTATCAACTGTTTCATCCTGTCCATACAGTTTACCCTTGACATTAACTTCAAGTGTTTGAATACGATCCATGTTATCACCACTAAGTTTATCAGCAGGGACACCTGTAAAGCGTTCAACTTGCTGAAAAATCATATCTTTAGTAATCTGAATTCCCCTATTGCCATCAACTTTCTGTCTAGCACAAGCCGCATCAAGCAAGTCGATAGATTTGTCTGGATTTTTTCTATCGTGAATATAACGTTCAGCACTTTCTACTGCGGCAGTAACTGATTCAGGAGTAATTTCAACACCATGGAAGTCATTCAATCTTTCACTTAATCCAGTGAGAATCCTGATAGTTGTATCTTTATTTGGTTCGTCAATACTTACACGATAGAATCTACGCATTAACGCACGATCCTTTTCAAATGATTCATAGTACTCTTCCCAAGTAGTACTAGCGATAACTTTCAATGTACCTTTAGTAATTGCAGGCTTAATCATATTAGCAAAGTCAACACTTCCTCCACCAGATCCTCCACCACTACCTTTCATTGTGTGTGCTTCGTCAATGAATAATATGGCTTTCTTTTTTGTGTTCAATGCGTCTAATACGTGCTTAACTTTTTCTTCAAAGTCACCGCGATACTTGCTACCAGCAAGTAGTGAACCTACTTCAAGACTATATACATCGTGATTAAGAATAAATTCAGGGCAGTCACCCATAACAATAGTTTGTGCAAGACCTTCTGCGATGGCAGTTTTACCTACTCCCGGATCACCTACCATTAATACATTTGACTTGAATCGTTTAGCCAATACATTAACAATCTCATCAAGTTCTTTTGCACGACCAATTAGTGGTTCAAGTTTACCTTGTCTAGCCAATTCACTTAGATTGATAGTATATTCTTCTAAAATTTCATCTGCTTGACCATCACTTAGTTTAGTAGTGAATTCAGCTCCCTTGTATGTTTTTTGCCAATGAGTTACAAACTCTTGTTTGTTAATCCCATACTTCAATAAGAAGTAATGTGCGTGACTATTGCCTTCACTTGCCATACTTAGATACAAATCAATCGTTGTAACTTGTCTACGACCAGTGAACAATACTTGTGTTACACTACGGTTCATAACACGTTCTAAACTGTTTGTTTTACGTGGTTGAACTTCTTCCATTGCAATATGTTTTAATTCAATAGCATGTAATCCATCTAGATAGCTACCTACTTCCTGAGTCATTAATTCAGTATCAGCACCAAAACTATCTAAGCATTTTTTAAATGGTGTGTGATTAATTAATGATAGTAGCAAATGCTCAACGGTACAATATTGATGTTTACGTTCTTTTGCAAAAGCAATAGCTTGTTCAATAATGTTTTCAATTTCGGGTGAGTTGGTCAAAGTATTATTTCCTTTATATTTATTTACTTAGCTTTAAAACGCATAATGCTATCAGTTATTTCAGAGTCAATTATATCAGGTATAATTGGTTTAATCAATATGATTTGGTCGCCAAAAAGATTACTATTGACAATGGGCATGCCTTCTCCTGCTATTTTTAAATGCATATGCGGTTGTGTTTTTGGTGGTATTTTTACTAATAATGTTTTACCTGCGAGGGTATTGAATTCAAATTCAGTACCAACTATTAAGTCTAAAACTGATATAGTATGATTACAGTATAAATCATTATTTCTTCTTTCATACTTTAAATGATTTTGAACGTGGAATTCAACAAGTAATATAGAGTGTGGTATAACGTTTTCATAACGCATTTGTGCTCCGTGAGTTACACCTCTAGGTATTTGTATGTTGATAGCATGAGTGCCATTAGGTGTTTGTAGTTTTAAATTTTGCGTGTCTCCGTAATATGCTTGTTCAAGTGTGACACTAACTGTTGTTCTAAATGTATGGGGTATGTTTGGATTTCTACGATTATGTTGTTGAAACATTTGTCCAAACAAATCATTTAAATCACCGTTAAAATTAAATCCTCCACCCTGAAATCCTCCAAAAGGATTACCTTGAGGCATTGGATTATCATATTGCTGTCGTTGATTCGGGTCACTAAGAATACGATATGCTTCTTCTATCTTTTGGAACGTAGCAGTATCTCCTCCCTTATCAGGATGATGTTTACTTGCTAGTTTACGATATGATTTTTTTATGTCGTCAGGGGTAGCATTTTTAGCTACACCCAACGTTTGATAATGATCCATCTGAATAGTATAACACCTTATGTGTTAATAGTCAAATTAAGATTTACCCTCAATCTTTTCTTTTGTACGGCCATATGCGGCAATACCAAGAACAGCACCCATAGCGATGTGGTAAAGACCAGCACCTTGTAATGTCAATGGTTGCCATTGCATTGTAACACTACCTTTGCTCATTGCTTGCAATAAGCTCCATAATATTGGGAATATAACAAAGTCCATTGTACAAGTTAGCATATAGATCCAACCCATAACTGGACGCCATTTTTTGTTGATCCAATCAGTTGAATCTTTATCATGTGCGACTAATACATCTGCTCCACTGGCGGCATTTGTTGGTGCGGCTCCTGTGAGTACTGGTTGATTGCTGTTTGATTGATTAATGTTCTGTGTGCTTCCGAAGCCTGATGTTGATTGTTGATTGAAGCCAGGATTTGAGAACGATCCTGATGAACCAAACGAACCGCCACCGAAGCCTCCTGACGAAGGTGAGCCAAATGCTGAAGGCCCGCCAAATGATGTGTTTGAACCATAACTGCTACCTTGTGGAAATTGTTGAATTGACGGGTCAGACGCTAGTGCATCATAGTGGTCGTCATCTAATGCTGTTGGTACTTCATATCCTGCTTTTTTAGGTAATATAGTTGGCATATTTATAATCCTGCTATTGACTTGAATGCTTTAAGTTCAGCATCCTGTTTATCTGTGTATATAGGTTTAACATCTAATCCTGCACGATGTCTCATTTCATTTAAATCTTCTTCACGTTCTTCTTCAACACGATAGTTATGCGGTGATAAAACTAATACTTGTTTTAGTACTTCTTCTGTTGGTTCATATTCTTCACTATCAATCATAACAGTCCAATCACTTAATTTCATATCAGTTAGTGTTTTTAAATCTTCTAATAACTCAATGATACGTGATGGAACACTACTTCTACGATTCATTTCTACAAACACCAGATATCGCCCGGGACTTATTTCACCATCACTAACCTGTGCGTCTAGTACAAAATCATACCCACGCTCAAACCAATCACATAGATCGTCACCGGCTTGTTTGTTTTTAATAGTAAATGCTAGTGTAACAATTTCACTGTCTTTACCCATATGCGCGGCATATTCATCTACTGTGACTTGTGGTAGTAATTGACCCTCTAAGTCGTGATAGTCTAAACCTTCGTTAATTATAATTTTACTCATATTACATTGCTCCCATTGGGGGAGGTGCATTAGCATCTAATGGCATATTACCCGTCATACCCGGTTCTTGCTGTTGATTTAAACCACCATCTTCACTACCATCACTATCTTCTGACTCTAAATCATCTATATATGAATCGTCAAGTTCATTCAAGTCAATATTCTGTCCAGCTAAGTCAATACTACCTTCACGTATGTCATCCATAATTTCTTTAGGCATTTCAATGTTGACCAGCCAGACTGCTTTTTTATTCATCTTTGGATAGCGTGTCCCTGGTACATAATCGTCATAATCATCTACTTCAACTGGAACTTGAATTGAAGTTTTTTTCCATTGTATTTTACAACCCAATTTAACTAAACGTTTGGCCCCGGTTGGGTCAGGCATTAGTTTGTATGGCCACATAAACATACAGGCTACACTATATCGTTTTACAACAGGTCCTTGAACTAATTCTCCAAGTTGCCAGTTTCTAAAAGCATATAAATCGGCTTCATCCAAAACACGTTCAAAGTCTAATAATACGGACATAGAACCGTTGCTGGTGTATATCCCTTTAATGGTGCTGATAATGCTGACATAATCAACATCATCAAAAAAATCGTCGGCTGTAGGTAAGGTACTCATGCATATATTTATCTTAATCTGATTTTATATATAGATTTGAATAAGGCCCAAATTAGCCTAATATTTATCATTTATATGTGTGCTAAAAGTATGCTACTATGTTGATATATATTAACCTTAAATAATATTGAGTATTATGAGTACTCACGCTCTACAAAGGAGAACAACTTGAGCAAAAGAAAAACTAGCGCATTAAGAACACAGGACACACGCTTCTCACACAGTAAAAAAGAAGGAAATACATTTTATACGAAAGAATCAAAAACAATTGACTTTTCACAAGCACAAGTAACGCAAAAACCAAGGGTACGTAAATCCGTAGAACTCATCCCAAAATCCATTAATCAAGAAAAATACATATTAGCACTACTTGATGACAAGACAGATATAGTCGTGGTTTCGGGACCTGCAGGGACAGGAAAAACATATCTTGCAATGCAAGCCGCTATCAAAGCAATGCGAAACGGAGACTGTGATAGGATTATTCTATCCAGACCCGCAGTAGGTGTTGATGATGAAAAACATGGTTTTTTACCAGGGGATATCAATCAAAAGATGGAACCTTGGACAAGACCTTTATTAGATGTATTACGTGAGTATTATTCAACTAAAGAAATTGCCGATATGTTAGAAGAACAAATAGTAGAGATAGCTCCACTAGCGTTCTGTAGAGGTCGCAACTTTAAAAACAGTTGGATTGTACTTGATGAAGCTCAAAATGCAACCCCAAGCCAGTTAAAAATGATTATGACACGTATCGGGATCGGTAGTAAGATTGTCATCACTGGTGATGTAGAACAGACAGATAGACGCACGCCTGAGAATGGCCTCCTAGACCTTTTAACAAAGCTAGAGAGTGGAAAGGGGGTGATTCCAGGTTTAGCGTCTTGCAAGTTTGATATGCGTGACATACAACGTCACAAAATTATTGAACACATCCTAAAGATGTACGCATAAGAAAAAGGGGCTTAAGCCCCTTTTTCAGTTTTGTGAATTTGCGGTAATAGCCGCTTCTTTTTCCAATTGTTCAATCAGATTAGTATATACTTTCTTATAGTATGTGTTCATCTTATCAAAATCAGTATCAACTACCTTACCTTCAATTACACACTTGTCTACTTTTTTCTTTGCATAGTCAATGATAACATTACAGGTTTGTAAATCTGCTGGTTTAACTTTCTTACTTACTGCAACTGACTCATCAATCTGACCTCCCGGTCTTCTCATAAATGTAATCAATAAATATCTCACGCTGTTAACTCCACCAGTGTTGCTGCCAAACTGATTTCAGGAATACCTACTAGTGGCAGATTTGCTAAACCATTTCGAATAGTAATGATGCTTGCATCTTTACGTTCCTGTGAGTTACCCCACAAATCTAAATTCTCATACATCCAACGATAACAATCTTCAATACGTGTAGGATACATAGCGATATATTGCATCAACTGTTGCCGTGCCTCTAATATCTTACCTGCTTTAAATAATTGTGTTGCTTCTAACAATAACTCATGTTCACTACTACCCTGTGCTTGTGGCTTCATCAATTTGCCATTATTACTATTAACCTGCAATTGATTTAAACATTTACGCAAGTCTGGATATGTTGCACGAACATAACTATCTAAATCATCTAAATCAAATTCAACATTCTCAGTAACCAATACTGTAGCCGCACGTGCAGTGAACTCTGTTTGGTCTGTCTTTGCAATATGAAATTCATGGCATCGTGACTTCAATGCAGGGATAATCTTATGTTGATAGTTACAAGTTAGAATATATCTTACTGTATCAGCATATGCTTCCATATCATTACGCAATGCGGCTTGGGAAGCTTGTGTTAAATAATCAGCCTCATCTAACAATACTACTTTAAATTTACCGAACGGCATTGTTTGAACAAAGCCATTAATCTTATCACGCATATTGTCAACACCGTTTTCTCTACTAGCGTTAATTTCTAATACGTCATATTCTTCTACACCAAGTTCGTGTATCAATACTTTAGCAAGAGTGGTCTTGCCTGTACCCGGGTCACCTGATAATAACAAGTGTGGAATACTACCATCACGTACCCAGCCTTCTACTTGTTTCTTTTGTCTTTCATCAACGAACACATAGTCTTGCACAGTGTGTGGACGATATTTCTCTACCCAAAGTTTATTCTTCATTTTCTTAACATTTCAAGTGTGATGATGTGTGCGATACCTTGACCTAAATCTGTATCAGAGTTAATAATGTGTAATGCATTATCGTGTCTGTCTGTCTTATCGTTGTAAGTTGAATACTCTAACACATAGCCGCCATTAGCCATATGGATTGTAAAATTCATTCCTCTATTATCAAGTTGTGACCCTCTACTAATAAGGGCACGCCCTCTATGAGTTTTAGTTTCTACTAACTCATTGGTATCCTGGGGGAATATAAAGTTATGTAATTTTTGTCTAAACCAGTTTATCATTAGTATACCTTGTCGCTAATTGTTTCATCATACATCGGCTCATCCGATATCAATAGTATATCATTAGGATCGACTTTACGCAACGTCTGTTTGCCCTCTGGTGTTTCAACTGTAATACCCCGTGTCCAACGTCCGTGACTAATGAGGATGTACTTACCGATTTGTAGTTCCGGATCCTTCACATCAGGACCCAATCCATAAATCTTTGCCCAACGTGGTCGAATGCCAGAACTTTTCTTGTCGTCATCCATTAAAATAATTCCACCAGCTGTGATACGCTCATCAAACTTCATATCGGATACAATAATGTGGTCCTTAAAGAAGGTTAATTTGTCAACTTTTGTAGGACTAAACGCTGGTTTACTATATTTGTTCATTTTTTTCCTTTTTTAATTTCTTCTGCTTTAATTTTTTCCACTTCAATATCATCTTCAAAACTTTCTTCTAATTCAATTTCTGCCGGAGTAAGTTCTTCTTTGAATTGTGGTTTAGGTGTAACAGGTCTTTTTGTAACCTGTGCCGATTTATTTCCTACAGTTTTACTATAGGCTTCATTTACTTTGTCAGTTACTGGTTTAATAATTCTACCAGTAGCATCAATTGTGTCACCCCTAGCATTAACACGCATATTACCAACTGCTCTTGTATGCTCATTGCGTGAGGCTAATGCAGCCATATCAATTGTTTTTCCCATTGCGGATCTGTAATTTTTCATTTTGTTTCCTTATTTTAAAAACTCATCTATAGACAAGTCATAGTACAAACTATTTATACGGTGTATTTCTAGTAAAAACAATACAAAACTTGCTACACTAGAACCTCGACCTACACCCCATACAATATTATTACTACGCATAGTGTCGACCAAATACTTTAGATATTTTAACAGTATAAACATCTCACGTTCTTGGAACTTAATTAGTTCTTCCCCTGCACGTTGCAATTCTGCTTCAGTATTGCACTTGTCTAATACATATTTGGCAATATCCATATTTAAATATTCGATGGGTAAATGCCAGTTTGATTGATTGTTATTGTCAAAATCTTCTAATGAAGTTTTTGGATCAACATATTTTACAAGTTTAGGTGTAGTTTCTAATTGTAGAATATCGTCAAAATTGATATCTTTTTCTACAAAGGCATATTTTATTGTGCGTAATGGGTCTTGCAAATATAATAAACATAAATCTGCTTCAGTAAAAATTTGTTGACCGTAAATATCTGACTTCATTTGTGTATTATAACACAAATTATACTAGGACACAACAACTTTGGATAGTTATTTGTCCGTATCCAATGTGAATATAATTTCACTTGCTTCGGGCTTACATACGTGTTTCCAACCCAAATCTAACTCTGTCCATTCATTGTCTTTATGAAGTTTAACAATTTTATCTTTTTTATTTGATTTTTTATTATTACTCATATTTGAACCACTATCATTCCACCAATTATCTTTACTAACAAAAGGTTCAAATTCATCTTCAATGTCAATCAAATATTCAACATCATCACTCAATTGTGATTTAAACGTTATGTGTGTGATATTCAATTTATTTTCAGTTATAGCATTCATTTTTAATAATAGTGCTATTGCCAGTGTTTGGTCATATGGTTCTAATGGTAGCACACCTACTTTCATACCTAATCCGGTAAATGTATCTATAGTTTTCTTATCACTGGCTTCTATAAAGATGCTGTTAGTAGCAACCTCATCAATAAAGTATTTCATTCTTTCCAGTGCCACGGATTGTTCATACGGGTCATCTGTTACTATTTCAAGGAACAATATGAACGAGTACATTCCAATCTGATATTCTCCCTCTAGCCAGATTCCGGCTACAAAATTAAATTCTCGTTTAACTCTGGTAGTCATTTTTTGCTCTCTTTTTCAACACTAACTGTTGTTTGAATATTTTGTTTTTTCATAATCTCATCCATTTTTTTATTATGTTCAGCTTTATAGCTTTCAAGTACCATAGAAATTTGATGGATCATAGGGCCGTTCTGCATACTGTATGCAAAGTTAAGTTTTTTCATTAGATCGGTAATACTGGTCTGCAAGTCCTCAAGAGACTTGTCAGACAGATTGTTTATAAAAGGATGTTGCATCCCTAGTATTTATTACCAAGAAGTTAGTTGAATTCTTTTCCAGATATCAGTACCATTGTAAGATACTGATGATATGTTTCCGGATGCATTGCTTAATGCCACATTGGCCCCTGCTGTACCACTTGTTCTAGTCGCACTGACAGATATATTTCCCGGTGCTCCTGAATCTGCTATTCCTACTACATAATAAACTGTATTAGCAATCAACCCACCTATATTCGATGATAAAATAATAGGATCATTAGCAGTAACTTTGGCAGTATTGTCAATCGTAACTTTGTTACTAGTTGTGGTAGTAGCTGTTACATATACAGTATTGGCTATAGAATTATATGAGTCAGTACATACATATACATAATTTGCATCTACTGATACTGTTCCAGCTACATCACCTTGAAAGCCTGTTGGGGCAGGAGTGCGTTGTTGAATCTGCATAGTTTGTCTAGGCAAATTAAACGGTTCGATTGTGATATTGTTACCGCAATCTAATGTGCTTAATCTAAATGCTAATTGGTCAACACCATATGGCACTGTTAGAGTTGGTATACCATTTGCGTTACTAAAGTTTTCAACAGTTTTTACTCCATACGTACCTGCAATTGATACTTGTGTGGGTAATGATATAACTGGATTAGAGTTTGATGCGATATTCAATTGTAATTGAAGATTACTTTGTGTTCCAGCTGGTGCCCAACCTGCAAACTGAATAGTGGTATTACCAGAGATAGTTCCATATTGTACATCACCCAAACTAGCATTGATAACAATTGAATTAGAAATATTGTTACCCAAATTATAACTACTAGCTCTGAAGCTACGTGTCAATGCATTGCTAATCAATGTGTTAGCCATATTGTTATCTACAACCGTATTGGCTAGTGCAGATTTAACCACTACATTGTTTTGTAAATCTGTAATTTCTGTACTAGCAGTATTCAGATTAGTTCGTATTGCGGCAAAGTTATCTCTGAACCCTTGACTGTTATTGTTAACGCCGGGTACAGGATAATTTACATTTATTCCATTTGTGTTTATTTGACTCATATTCGTTTTCCGTCTAGTATTTAGTTATTGAGTTTCATTCGGTAAAATTGTTTGTCTAGGGAATAAAACATAGAAATCTTTGCTGTTCAATGGATCGGGAGTAGGTGTTGCACTTGGCAATTCAGACCAACTAGCAGGTACCGTTCTATTGTTATAGTTATAAGTTACACTCTTATCTACACTGAACCTGTCGATTTGGAAATTAATTTGATTTAGTGTGTACGGCCAATTAGTTTCAATGTTAGTTTTAATAATATTCGCTAGTCCTGGCTTAGTATAACATATAACCCAAGCTTGTGTATATCCCAACGTGCTACCGTTAGCCTGTTGACTTGTCATCCATAATGGTAATAATGTACTTTGCGTTACTTGACCCACAACCTGTGCCACACGATTACGCATATTGTATAAACTGTTTGGATACAATACTCTTGCAAAGCCCGGTGTTAAACTGGTATAGTATTCTTGTCCTAATATGTCGCTGTAACTAGTATAGATATCAGTAATACTTGTATACCATGGCCCTAATCCCAAATCAATGGGTCTTGGCCAAACTATTTCTTGCTGTATGCTTATACCTGATGGATTAACTAAGTTATCAATTACTTCACTGTAAACAACTTCATAAATTATTTCACCAGCACTATTTTTTGCAACAGCAGTTTTTAATTCACCTAGAGTAATATTTCTCCAGTAATGATTTTGTGTGACAGCAGATAGATATTCTTCAATATCACTTGCATATATGCCATAAGCGTGTTCATATATAACACTTGATGCCTTACCAAAATATTGGTCGTTACTTCTATACAATGAATCAGTTGGTATCAATTCAGTATTGTTTAACAATGTAGAAAGTATTTGCCTATCATTAAGTGAAGGTGTAGCTTGAATGTACAACGTATCTGTTGGTTGATCGAATTCTTGTAACACGGTTAATGTGAACGATTTAGATGAGCCTATTACAGGAAATTCTGCACTGTATGCTTGAACTGTAAATGTAAAATCTGTTGTTGAATTTTGTTCTAAATATGTACTAGTTGGCTGGTCAGCAACTCTTCCTATAATTTCTCCGTTACTTGAAATACTTAGATTTGGTGGCAAACTACCACTTGTTAATCTATAACTTAATTCAACATCACTTACTGCTCTAACAAACAATGTACTGATAGTACCATTAAATATTTGTCCCAAGTCACTATCACTTATCCAAGATACAGTACCTGTAATTTCTTTCTGTAAGTTGTATGTAAAGTTAAAGAAAGGACTTGCATATATAGGGTTATCAGATTTATAAACACCTACACTAAAATTATAACTACTTATGCCTGTGGTTGCTAATGCGGGGGTTCCGGTTATCCAACCAGTTTGAACATCA